ATAATAAAAATAAAAAAAGAAAAAGACTACCTAAGCTTATGCGTAGGAAGCAATAGTACAAATCGCATTTGGATGTAGTACTTGAATGTCGTATTCCTCGTGGCCTACAATATCCCAGTATCTTCCTAGTGCGTGGTACTCAGTTTCAATAATTGGGTCTCTTTTAACAGCGATACCGAATGCTTGTTCACCTGTTTGTGACTCTCCAAGAACGATTGCAGTTGCAACGTTGGAAGCAGTTGGTAAGTTGTTAGATACAAAGATGTTTAGACCGAATAATTCACCGATTAGACCTTTCTGTACACCATCTCGTGTTCCGAACTCATCAGCTCTGTTTACACTTTGTAAGTCAAGAACTTGTTGTTTCTGAGTAGGGTTAACCACTAGTTTTGTAGGTGTGTATAGGTCGTCTTCAATAAGTCTAGCTGCTTTTGTAATAGAAGCGTAGTCTAGTGTGTCGGTGCTAGCTAAGTCAGTTGTAGCTGATTTGCTGTTTACAAGAACACTGTTACCTGCTCCAGATTGTACAGTTGAAATTGCTAAACTATCTTTCTTGCAAGCCATAGAGTAACCAAGTTTTTTAGTCATTCTACCCATTACATCGAAGAAAGCTCTAACCATTTCAGCACGTGTAATCTGGTACGCTGCACCCTTTTCGGATGGCGTAAAGGTTACGTTTCTGGTTGCGAATGAGCTGATACTTACATCAGTCGTTTCTACCAGAACAGCAGCTGCACTTGGTGCTTCGTCAATTGTTACTTTAAAGTCTACTCCAGGAGATCGGAAATCAATCTGTTCACCAAGAGGAGCAACAATTAGGTTTTTCTCTTCATACTCACGCAATCTTGAATCCCAGATGTTTGGGTTAACTGCGGTTGCTTCTGCGTTACTAGTTAAAAATGCGTTACTAGTGTCCAGAGCACGTTTAATAAATTCTCTTTTATTCATTTGTGTTATACCTCATATAATTTATATACGTTCATCGAAATCAGAGCCAAGCATTAGCTTTGCACTGTTTCGTTCCACATCGTTTACCTTGTCGTCGGGCCAATAACTTACGTTATCAGAGTTAGCCTCTTGTTTCTTAAAAGGATCGTCCATGCGCACCGGAGCCTTACTACTAATTAGTGAATTGATTTTGTTGTTCATGTTAGCTAAGGTCTCCGCTGCTTCTTTTTCTTTGTCTTCGAGTTGTTTTTTTAACTCGCTCAATTCTTTATCCTTTTCTTGCAAAGCATGTTTCTCCTCAACTTCGGCTTTGGCTTGGTCCACTTTCTTCTGAACTTCCTCAGATACTAGTGTCTTCTTAGCCTCGTCCAGATCTTTGTTGATAGCATCAATGTCAGCCTGACTTAATTCAACCTTAACATCTTTATTATCGTCAGGTTTTTGTTGATTATCGTCGGTCTCACTCATCGAGTTCAGCTCCTAGATCCTTTAGCTTAGCTTTGGCGGTCGCAATGTGCTCTGTCAACTGAGCCTCTTTCTTGTCGTATTCCCTCATCATTGCTTCGTGCTGATGAATTTCTTGGTCAAACTTCCATTGCTGCTTCTTCTTCTGCAGTTCCCAGAACTCTGGGTTCTCTTCGAATTGCATCTTTGGGGCACATGTTCGGAATCCGGCAAGAGTAATCTCGTAGAGTCTCTTGTCGACTTCCCATTGTTCAGCCATTCTCGTCTTGCCATTACGGCCTTTTTCCAAGTTTGGAATGAACACGTTGTATAGTTCGTCCTTTAGTACTTCGATCTGGCGATCGAGCATTTCTTTGCCAATCTGGTCATCAACACCTATTTCTGTCTTTCCTTGTCCCATCTTTTCTTACCTCGTTTTATCTATCCTCAACCTCGTCCCAGTTACTGTTCTCGTGTCTGCAGATACAGTGTGTGTCTACATACGTCTGAATTTTTCTCCGGTGCATATCGTTGAAAAAGTAAATGTCACTGTGACCCATTAGGCCATCTCTTGAATCGTAGTAAAACGCCTGCGGTTCGAATGCGTGTCTGCTCATTAAGCAAACACCGAATCCACCTGCTGCTACTGGTTTTAGTCCCTTGTTCAAATAGTCATTGAACTCTTCGGGGTCTAGTAATCGTGATCCGTATGCTCCAAGTGAATTGTTCCACTTGAGTATCGTAATACAGGGTACCTGTACATTCTCGTTTCCAATAAGGTACAGTCCTGTCACCACATCCCTTCCCCAAGCCATGAGTGCTTGTATTGTTTCAGGGGGGCACATGATGTCGCTTTCGAGGGATAACATATAATCATAGCCCTCGTCTATAGCTATTTGTCTTGCAAAGTTTTGGCTCCTTGCTAGAGCTTCTCTACTGGAGTTACCTCGTTCAACGTGGTACACGTCGATACCAAGCGGTTCAAGTTTCTCCTTGAGTTTGTGATAGTAATCTTCTGTGTTTGAGTTGTCCACAAATACGTGTCTGTAATTAGGGTACGTTAGTTGTTGTGCATGTTTGACAAACTCGTCCAGGCAGTAATCCTTTCCTTCATATATTACTGTGAACACTAATACTTTTGGTAGTTCTTTCATATCGCAAATGTTGCTCGAGGGTTTGCAATAGGTTCGTCAACAATTACACTGAAGCCCATAAAGTCCCCCTCAGTTACGTGGCCGTTGTCATCCTTTGACACGAACGCTTCCAAGCTGAGTCCTTTTGCTTTATCCAATTGTTTTTGGTATCTCTTATCTATGAGCAATCGTAGCCATAGTGTATCCTTTTCGTACAAGGCCTTTACAGTCTTGACAATCCCTTTCTTTGCCTTAAGCGTCTCCTTAATCTCATCGTCCGACATGGACGTTTTTAATAGCTGATCGTATAGTGTATGGTCAACGTCACCGAAGTAGGTTCCGTTGTTTATCTCGTCTGCCCACTTCTTTAGTAGTGCAGGGTCCCATGTAACACCGTCTTGGTCAGCATGAATGTCTTGTAGTGCAGCACTGATGTACAGTTCGTCATCATCGCTACGTTTAATGAACTCGCCACTTTTGTCGAGTGTGAATTTGAGTGTTTGTATTGATCTTTTGATTGGTTCTTTTTTAGGGGTAACGCCTACCTGTTTCTTTAGCCAAGCGTTAGCTGCAACAAGCGCTGCTTTCTCTCCCTGTTCAGTGAGGAACTTGTTGTAGATAGTAATCCACTTCAGTTGTAAGCTGCTCGGAAGTAGTTTCACGTACTTAGGCAGATTCTCACTAGACAAGGTGAATGCCATTACAGTTGGTCCTCCCGTGTGGTTGCTTGCTCCCCGGTTCCGATCTTCTGGTTGGCAGCTCCCTGAGATTTGCCTTGTCGGGAAGGGGCCATGTCTTTTTCTCTTGGATTATTAGTAGCGCTTACGTCCATCTCTTCAGGTTTCTTGAAGATTGCGTTTGCATAGAACAGACGTTTTTCTTGCATGTACTCCGTCATCATGTCGTTAGTCATGCCAACGGATTGCATAATTTGGATGTTCTCCCAGATCTGTCTTTCGGAGAATCTGTCGGTAGGTCCAAAGCGCATAAGCTTTTTGGATTTGTTAATTTTGGGGAATAGGTCAAAGTTAATATAATCCTCAACAACCTTTTTCATTCCAATGACTGAGGTATCGAGTGACCCTTTCTGAGAGTCTCCAGAACTTCGCCCACTAGCGTCAACAATCCCAGCATCAATTGGAGGGATACGTAAGAGAATGAGTGTTTGGTTGTCTAAGTATTCAAGGAATTGGATTAAACTTTCCTGCTCTCGCATGTCACGGAGTAGTTTCGTTTCTAGCTCGCCTTTTAGAATGGTAGGCTTCTTGAAATCCATGTCGTGCTTTCTGTTGTAAGCTACCCAATTCTCAATGTCCTGGTCACTAGAGTTCTTGAAGTTGTATAGAATACGGTACTGTCCAGTTTGCCATAGCCATCCAACGTAACGTTTAACGTAGTCTTTGATAACTAAGTTCTCCCACAATGCTCGTGCATCCACTGGTGCCCAGCCTTCTGTTCTGTCGCCAAACTTCATCCAAGTAATTTCTTTCTTGTCCCAAGTGGTGTACTTCCCAGATACCGGGTGAGGAGTTTTACTCTTGTAACTAAGCACGTCTCCGTTAGGTTCAGTGATCGGTTCAATGTTAGACGTGTCAAGAACGTTCAGGGCTTTGGTATTGTTACCTGTGTCCTTCACGTTTTCGATAAACACGTTGTTAAAAAGTTTTGCAAGTAGAAAAGTTTTACGCAGAATAAGGGTCCTAAAGTTGTATTTTTCTTGCAGAATTAGTTCAGTCCGTGGATCGTATTTCAAGGAGTCTCGGTCAAGGTAACTTACTACTCCTTCCATACACTTGTCCACAAAGTGATTGAGAGCACCCCGTGCAACAGGGTCTTTGTTGATTAGGGTGAGAACGGCGTTGAAGCTAAAGTCTGGAAATATTGTGGCGGTGTCCGTATTGTGAACATACCCCTTTACAGCGCCTTTGCTCATTGCTCGTTTTAAATATTGTCGGTTGGTCATCTAGATGTATTTTACCCAAAAAGGGTTTGACTGCTCGCTAGTCACTCCATAAAGAAGGGGAACTTCTGCTTATAAAGCCTGATGGTTTACGTACTTCAAGGGTAGTGTTGTTTTGAACTTTCGTGTATAACGGGTCCAAGAAACTCGATACTCCGACATGTCTTCCAGATTGTCAAGGTACCACCGAGGGTTCTCAATGACATCCTGTAATTGACTGTCGTACAGCGCACTTTCTTCTTCCTGCGTGTACCCTGCATTGCATAGCCAATTACTATGCGTATGGATCTTTATTCTCATAATCACACTCCAGTATATAGTCGTAAGGTTTCAGGTCTCCCTGTCTCCGGTAATCTCTCTTAATCTCACAAGCAGGTATTCTGTACTTGAGTCGACTAAAGTATTGTACTTCTCTGTTCATCGTATCACCCATTTATTCTTACAGTTGTTGCAGACAATCTCGATATACTTTTTCATATCCTTCCTAAAGATTGACCCACTGTCACACTTCGGGCACTCGTCTGCAGGTCCACTAGACCCGCCAATGTTGTCCCAATCGAAGATTGTTAGTTTATCATCTTCTTGCAAGTAGTGGTAACAGCTTAGTAAAAAACTGTCAATGTGGTCGTCACTGTACCCGGGTGCGTGCTGGATCACTGACTGTCTTGAACCGTGTGAGTATTCCATAGCAAGCATCTCGGTCTGAAGGTCGTCATCTTTGTAGGACCGAATAAGTCCCTTCTTTAGCATGCTTCTAAACGCGCCGTACTTCTTAACCTTCTCTGCACGGAAGCTCATTGGGGTAACACTCCAACCAAGATCTTTCATCTTCCTAATCATGTAATCACCTTGTGGACAATCGTCAGGTACCACTCTTTGAATATTGAACGATTCCATAAGCTTAGCAATATCCTCGATGAGTCCGCCGTCTTTACCAACGTCGTACTTTCTTGCATAGAGTCTAGTAATGTGACCATTATCGTCCAGGTGTGAAACAGTCAGAACTGTTCTGCTGTTCACCTGGCCACCAAAGTCTACGCCGATGTCACAGAATCCTGCGAATGAATCCTTTGGTAACAAGTCAGCATCGAATGCTCGGAACACGTCGTCTGGGTCAAAGTAGCTTTGCTCGCCCTTAACGAATCTACAGTAGTAAGCACGCTGCACTTCGTCGCTTTTACCATCCTTCTGTAACTGTTCCACAGTGTTCATCACGGTCCGGTGCTGTCTTTCGTTCTCGTCTCGAATAGCGTCTATAGTGAAGTTCACAACTTCAGCAGGAGTTCCGCCATACACATCGTCAGGATCAACAAGGCGATAGAAGAACCCAGAGCTAGCCCAGGGTGTGCTTGTATAAATCCTAACAGCATTGGTGCTATTGCCAGTAGGGTACATATAATCATAAAAGAACTGGTCACTAATCTTATCACTTTTTCCTGCTTCATCTATTATCACCACAGTGAATGTTTCTCCCAGGACCACAGAGGTCGGGGGGTACGATTTAATAACGTTCCCTGTCTTAGCACCCGCGAGAACGAAGGGGCCGTGCCTTTTCGGGTTGTGCCTCTTGAACGAGATAGTTGTTGTATTGTTAGGTTGCCCCTCGTCTAAAAGGTTTGTGAAGAACATATCACCGAACAGGGGTTTATCATCCTTAGTGTACGTGTCACGCATGAAGGAGTCGCCCATCATTATGTACTTCTTCATCTCGTACAAGAGCTTCTTCGCTTGCATGTCTGTTGCACTTGCGATACCCACGATAGTATTGTTCCCAACAGTACCTGGGTACTTATTGAACGTACAGCACCATAAGCTAAGAACGGCAAGAGCGGTGGACTTACCAATCTGACGACTGGTCAAAGCAACAAACTCAGAGCTTACCTCGTCATTGTTCTCCATCCTTTCCTGGATCTTGCGCAAGAAGTATATTTGCCATGAGTATAGTTTTAGTCCTAGCATCTTCTCACAGAACAGGACAACGTTGCTACTGCACGCTTCTAGTAACCCAGTACTAGGCGGAGGTACTCGGTACTCGCTTTGCTCTTCAATAAATGCTTCTGTAACTTCAATCTCTTTCATCGTTAGTTATTCCCCATGCCTTGTCAGGTATATTGAACATGTGATGTCTATAAGTCACCTCATTCTTCCCACACCAATCTCCTGTTTACCCATTACCATACTACCTCATCACTGTAATTGTTAATATCCTCTAGGATCTTCTTTGTCTTCTTACCCATAGGATCACTGCCAATAGCCACCTGAACTTCCTTATCACCACTCAATCCGTCAGGGTCGTATAACTTACTCACTCCGAACTTGTCAGGACTTACCTTGAAAGGAAGACGACTGAAGAACACAACAGGGTGCTTACTAGTGCCAGCAAGTAAACTCTTCAGATACGTAACACTGCTCATGTACACGTTGCCAGAATCGTCTATAATCTGGACACCCTTGCCAGAAGAAGTTAGTTTCAAAATAGTCATTGGTCTATACGTATTATATGGTGTTTCTAGTATATAAAGTTATCGGTAATACAGAACATAGATACATATCACGGTTTAGAGTTCTACACCACTGTTTCTTAGAGGTATGCTAGCGTTTATTTGTAAGAGGTATGTGCTCACCCTACTATCATTGCTAAGAAGTAGTGGGTTTTCTTGAACCTAGTAATGCTTAATAGTTTTAATATTATAATAATTAATTATTACCTATTACTTATAGTAATAATATACTATAATAGAAATATTTATAATAATTGATAGAATACTATTAGAATAATTACATTGTAATAGTAGTAATAGTAGTAATAGTAGTAATAGTAGTAATAGTAGTAATAGTAGTAATAGTAGTAATAGTAGTAATAGTAGTAATAGTAGTAATAGTA